TCTTTTTCATAAATTTTCTCCTCTATCTCTCCGCTCATTAGTATAATGGTGCCAGGGTCAAAAGGTCTGAAACCACGTGGGTTTGCTCATAAGTGAGTGAAAGACCTTCCCCCAACATCATAATAATAACAGAGATCTGAACATGTTAAAAGGGGAAGTTCCCCTCGTCACATAGAAACGCCACATAGGAAGTGTCACATAAGAAACATCACCCAGAAAGGAAAGATGAAATGAAACCAGGAGAAGCACTTGACATTGAATCACAGATATTTTCCGACTGGATCATAGGACACTATCAGGAAAAGAATGTCAGATATGTTATCACCTACGGAAATGACTATATTATTTTTTCTGGCAGGATTCTGATCTCTCTAATCCAGATCTTTCTAACACTGCCCCTATTTCCTCACCAATAAGCTGCAAAACATCAATAACTACTGAATTGCCAAACTGCTTATATGCTTGACTTTTACTGTCAGAAATCTTATACGTGTCGGGATATCCCATAATTCTGGCACATTCACGGGGATGAAGTTTTCGCGTCTTTCCATTGATCAAATATCCACCCGTCTTGGCAAAAACGCCGCCACCGGATGCAGAGAGTGTGATCGCGATTCCCTTTGTGCTGTAAATTCTTTCTCCCTGTCCACCTTTATTAACAATGCCCAGTCGGATCGACTTATTACTGTATTGATCGTCCTCAATCCCATTGAAATAAGTATCAGGTCTTTCCACATACAGATCTTTGACCATTTCTTCATCATCAAGAAGAAAATTTTCCACATGCCGGGTCAGTTTAAACGGTTTTGGATAGCTGAATCCCGTAATCCCCAGATCATTCCTGAAACAAACCATATAAATTCTTTCTCTCTTTTGAGGTATGCCATAGTCAACAGCATTCAGCACTTTCTGATAAAATGTATATCCGAGCGTTTCCATCGTTCTTTTGACAACCTCTAAGGTCTTTCCATGATCATGGGTAGCAAAATTTTTTACATTCTCCATAAAGACGACTTTCGGTTTCTTTGCTTTTACAATTCTCGCAACATCAAAAAATAACGTCCCCCTGCTGTCCTCAAACCCCCGCTGCTTCCCGCTGATCGAAAACGCCTGGCATGGGAATCCGGCACAGAGGATATCATGATCCGGTATTGTATTCTCATCTACCTGCGTAATATCGCCTTCCGGAATATCGCCAAAATTATCTGCATAAACTTTTTGCACCGGAACATTCCATTCATTTGAATACACACACTTCGCCCCCAGCGACTCCAGTGCAATTCTGAATCCGCCCAGTCCTGCAAATAAATCAATGAACGAATACCCTGCCAATGACTTTTTTTCTATCGTGATCATTTAAATAACTCCCCATCTACTTTCTCTCGATTATAACGCACAGCACTATAACTTTCAATATTCCAAAAGTTTCCGGTTCCGTTTGTTACTGTCAAGTAATCGTTGGCAACTTTCTTTTTGATTTATCCTTTTGTTGAAATAGTCCTGTTTCTACACTAATTTCTAATATCCAGCCATGTGTAGCAATCGCTTTCTCTCCCCCTGTATCTTTCCGTCCAGTCCGACCACATGACCCATCACCGGATATTCGTATCCTTTTCCTTCTTTCTTCGGTGCTTTCGCCGACATCAGGATCTCTCCATATAATTCTTCTACTTTTTCTTCTTCAAATACTGGGCTTCTCAGACGTTCCGTTACTTCATACAGTTTCCCACTGCATTTCTTCGCCAGAATTTTTGCCAGATGATTCCCACCCCTCCGGCTCCAACTCCTGTGCCCGTGTTTCATCCTCTTTGCAATTACACTCCACACATGGTTCTCCATTGTTCCCATGTTCCGGTATTCCAGCCCTTCTGGTGGTTCCGGCAGGTCAAGTCCCTGCGACTGGTATGGCAGGAGCCCTTCCCGGTTATTCTCGTAATACCGGATCAGTTCTTCCACGTCCTGAATCTCATCATCGTCACTCAGACTGTTCCGGTAAATCTCCAGATACCGGAATACTTCTTCGATCTCTTCTTCCCTCAGAAGTTCTAAAACAGCTTCCCGCGCTGTCCTTTCATGGATCTTTTCTTTTACCGCTTTGTTCCGATGGAACGGGTCTAACTGGAAGCACGTACTCTTATCTTTTACTTTCTTAATCCACGATGCCCCATCTGCATTTAAGATCCTCTGGCTTACTTCATCCAGATTGAACTCCTGTGCGATCACTGCCTCCCGGTATTCCTGGAATTCTTTTGCTTTTGAAAAACCAGCAACTACTACTTTATTTTCCAGGGCATAACGCTCCGGACCGGTTTTTCTCCAGCCATCATAAGCGATCCCTATCTTGATCTCTGCCTTATCCTGCTTTTCCTTTTTTCTGTCTTTGCCCTGCAGTTTGATATAAACTCCATCTGTTTCTTCAAACAGGACAGGAACTTCTTTTTCCCCTTTTACATGACCTTTCTTATATTCTTCTGTCAGCGTTGCTTCTTCATTGTAGACCTTTTCCCCTAACGCCTGGATGACGTTCCATACTCCCATTGCACTGATGGTCTGTCCTGTCATCTCGCTGACTTTCGTGGCACATTCCCTGTAAGACAGCTCCGTGATCCCTTTTACCAGCAATTCTGCCATGTTTGTTGAAATCAGCCCCACATGGTCCAGTTCCAGTGTTTCATCCAAAAGATACACAAAACGTTTGGTGCCATCTTCCTCTATTACCTCATAGACCATTCTCTGATAAGTCACTTCACCATACACGGTTTTTACGGTTGTCTGTCTGGCACCTTTATTCCGGTACTTCTTCTTGTCCCTGTCCTCCATCAGCATCCGGTCATACCGTTCCAGGAATTCTTTTGTGAACTCTCTTCCGATCTGGCAGACCCATGCATAAATATTTTTCTCTAACTCCTTGAATATTACACCATTTTCCTTTATCATTGAATTCATCATACAGACTCCTTATGTTTTTTCTCGTCAATTAAACAATAAGATAAATCTGTATGATTGGGAAGAGGTTTCGATCTCTTCCCTTTATTTTTGCCAATGATAATTATACTCTAAGATTTTATCCTTACCGATACCCATTACTTTTGATAATTTTGACTTTTCAAACAAGTTATCTGTACTGGAGGCTTTTATAACCATTTTTCTGGATATTTTTCCAGGTGCAACCCTGCCTTTCATATCCAAATAAATTCTTTCACGTTCCTGCTTCAGTCCCATTTTATTAGAGAATCTTGCATACTCATCTAACTGTCCTTGGTACTTACACTTTGCAAGCATCACATCATCCGGATCAGCACCGCCTTTCTGCAATAGCTGCACCTTTTCACGCTGTGCCCGCATGGCAGTTTCCATTTGACGCTGTCTTTGCTTTGCTTCATACAGTGTATATTCTTTACCACGGAACTCGGTCGGCTCGCTTTCTTTCCGATTCTGTTCGTCTAGCCAGTCATCCGTATAAGTTCGTACCGATACACCGGGAACAAAAGGGAAATAAGTATGGTAGCAGTTTGCTCCACATAGTCCGGTTACTGTACCGAGTCCACAGACATCATACAATTGCTGTTGACTCCACACTCTGCCCTGCCATATCGTATGCGTTGGTCTCGCCCCTGCGTGCCATTCCATTTCAAAATATTCCGTACCGAGCTTTTCAGCATTATATTCCGCAATCTTCCCAGAAAGCCACGTCAGTCCGGTCATGACAGCCCGTCTTTTTGATTCTCCGCACAATATCCTGGATAATCCTGACTTCAAGATCTGCGTATCTTGCCACAATTTTGCTGGCGATCTTTTCCTTATATTCATTTCTCATATCACTCCATCACCTGATTTTGCTCGGGAAGATTCTGACGGGCCTGCTCGACCAAAAGCAAAAACACACTCTGAAACTTCTCCGTTCTTCCAGCTCACTGGGAAAATATTGGGTGCATCCACATATTCAATTCCAATCTTTCCTGATAGTACGGAGCCGTCCTCGTTCACTTCCGTATCATACAAATACGGAATGTATGCAACTGTTCCGGTGTATGCCTTATACGAGTATTTCTTCGCATTCGCATAGTTCAAATCGCAGAGTGTAG